GGCGGTACAGGCGGATCGATCAATAACCTTCTACCTACACAATCTGCTGGAACAACAGGTTTCGTCCTTGCATCAAGTGGAGCGACAGCTAACTTGGTGTGGACGCAACTTGCTGGACCTCAAGGTGCGCAAGGTGCAACTGGTGCTCAAGGTGCACAAGGATCTACCGGTTCTCAAGGACCAACTGGTGCTCAAGGCGCAGCTTCGACAGTTCCTGGTCCACAAGGCGCGCAAGGAATAACTGGTTCCCAGGGTCCACAGGGAACAACTGGTTCTCAAGGACCACAAGGACCTTCGGTTCAAGGACCGACGGGACCACAAGGTGCACAAGGAATTATCGGACCTCAGGGACCGCAAGGAACAACTGGTGCTCAAGGTGCTGCTTCAACCGTTGCCGGTCCTCAAGGCGCCCAAGGTTTGCAAGGTATCCAAGGACCACAGGGACCGCAAGGCCTTACAGGTGCACAAGGTGCAGCATCTTCAGTTGCTGGTCCTCAAGGTGCTCAAGGATTACAAGGCGCTCAAGGTGCAACTGGTCCTCAAGGATCTCCTGGAATAAACGGAGCACAAGGTGCAACTGGTGCTCAAGGCGCGGCAGGTTCAAGTATAACAGGTGCTCAAGGTGCAACCGGACCACAAGGTGCCCAAGGAAGTGCATCTGGTGCTGTCGCGCCTATTCTAAGACACGTCACCGCAGGATTTACAAGTGGCGGCCAAGTTTTTGTAACAGCGACTCAACCTACTGCTTCAGCGGCTGGTGATATCTGGATTGACACTGCAGGAACTACAGGATATACACAAAGTCTCTCGTCAAATGGATGGACTAAGTTGCCAAACGGAGCAATTATTCAGTGGGGAACAGTAACTGTTACTCCAAATACTACAGGATCTGGATCATTTCCAACATCGTTCACCGCGGTTGCCCGAGCTGTGATGAATGGCGTAGGAGATACAGGCGTATTTGGACAGGCTTCTAAAGGTGCAACCATTTTTAGTGTATCAACAACTGGTTTCAGTTGGTTTAACGGAGATGAAAGTTCTCATACCGGTTACTGGTTAGCAATGGGATATTAATAAAATGACAATTTACTACAGCCCAACAACAAAAGGTTTTTACGATACTGATTTTGGGTATCCGTCATTGCCGCAAGATATTGTTGAAATTACCGCAGAGCAACACCAGCAGTTTCTCCATGGTATGAATATGCAAAATAAAGAATTGGTTTTATCACAAGGAAATCTTGTTTTGCAAGATCGAGTCGTGGTAATTACTTGGGAACAAATTAGATCGAAAAGAAATAATCTTCTAGCTTTATCTGACTATACTCAAATGGCAGATTGGCCTGGAGATAAAACTGCTTGGGCTACATATCGTCAAACTTTAAGAGATCTTCCTCAGACTTATACAAATGCAGCAGACGTTGTTTGGCCATCTAAGCCAGGAGAATAATAAGTGCCGCTAACGTTCCTATCTGCTAAACCTGTTAAATATTGGAACGGCTCGTCGTGGGTCGGGAGCCAAGATTTTGCCGCCGTTAAAATGTGGAATGGATCTACGTGGCAATATGTAGGAATACGTCCGTATGCAGATGTAGCCTTAGTTACTTTTAGTCCCGTGGGCGGCACAATATCATCTCCGACTTTTGACACTGCCGAAGCGTATGGTTCCCAAGCAGGTTATACTATCACAGCTTCTTCAAGCGTAGTTTGGACTTATACTGGAGGAGATGGATTTAGTGGATACGCCAGTGTTGCAAGTGGAGGAAGTGCTTCATCAATTGAACTTGTAGCAGCTTATACAGGTGGTTTCAATGAACAAACGTTTAACGTATCAGCATCAAATGGTGCAGAAACTAAATATTGGGTGATAACTGTAACATCTTATAGTTTTGAATAAACATAGCGGAAGAATTAAATGGCACTGAAAGCAAATATCATTATCGATCAAGGCACTTCATTTGCTACGTCTATTGATGTGACTGATGAAAATGGTAACATCGTAAATCTTACAGGATTTACAGGTGCCGCTCAGATGCGTAAGCATTATACTTCGACCGCTCAAACCGCATTTACAGTTTCGATTACTGCTGTGACTGGCGTCGTCGCTCTTTCGATGTCGGCAAATACCACAAATGGCCTTACAGCCGGAAGATACGTATATGACTGTGAGTTGACTGATGGCAGCGGAACAGTTTCTCGTCTTGTTGAAGGTATCGTCACAGTTACACCAGGAGTTACAAGATAATGGCAGGTGCATCTCGTTTAGTCGCTACAATTACAAATAACAACGGCAGATTATCATCTGCTGGTCCTATTACTCTGAAAAATCAAATTCAAGAAATACGAAGTATTGAAAACATACTCGACGTCAGCGTCGTTGAAGCCGCCAATGGCGCTACATTAATCTACAATTCTCAAAATGATAAATATGAGGTGAGACAACTGTCATTCGCGGATCTAGCAGTAGATCTCGACGGCGGATCATTTTAACCTAAAAGGAATAGCCAAATGGCAGACAATTTAATTCAAATTAAAAGGTCGTTAACGACAGCTGATGCGCCAACATTAGCTAACGGTGAATTAGCGTTTACAGCAAATGGCGATCACTTATTTATTGGTTCGAATGGTGCTTCGATCACCATTGCCGGTAAATTTAATCCTGGTATACTGACCGCCAACCAAGCACTCGTTGCGAATGGTACCTCTGGTATCGACAAGATTATTGTTGCTAACGCTGTTGTGACAACAGTTACAGCCAATGGTTCGACGGGTACCAACGGACAAGTACTGAGTTCAAATGGAACAGCCGCTTATTGGGAAACTCCTACTTCTGGCGTATCTGGTTCAAATACACAAGTTCAATTTAATAATTCTGGCGCATTAGCCGGAGACGCAGACTTTACGTTTGATAATACCAATAATAAACTGTCTGTTGCCGGCGGCGTTCTTGCTGGCTCTGGCGGTAACTTCGTCGTTGGTTCTAATTCTTTTGTTGCGAATGCCACCGGTGTATTCTCTACAGGCACCGTGAACGCAGCGATTGTGAGTGTTGGTACGGCGTTCGTAGCAAATGCCACACAGATCAATATTGGAACTAACGTTGCTCTTAATGCAAATGGCACAAATGGTACTGCAGGACAAGTTCTTGCATCGAACGGAACAGCTGTATACTGGGTAACACCTCAAGATGGTGATATTACATCAGTCGTAGCCGGTTCTGGTCTTACTGGTGGCGGTACATCTGGCGAGGTAACTCTTGATGTTGGTGCTGGTAACGGTATCAGCGTCTCTGCAGACGCGATTGCTGTAGTTGCAAATAGCGGTCTTGCTTCAAATACCTCAGGCGTACACGTTATTGCAAATAACGGTCTATCTGCAAACGCAACAGGCGTTTTTGTTGTTGCCGGAGCTGGTATTGCTTCGAACGCAACAGGTGTGCATGTCGTATCTGGTAACGGTACGATTGTTTCGAATACCTCGGGCGTTTATGTCAATGCTGCTGCACTTTCAATTGCCACATCGCAACTTTCAGGCGACGTTGCTCTTGGTTCGGGTACATCAGGCGACTATGTTGCTACTATCACAGCTGGTAACGGTATTTCTGGATCCTCATCTGGTGAAGGTGGTGCAGCCACGATTGCTGTTGTAGCAAACAACGGTATTGTATCGAATACTTCAGGCGTCTTTGCCAAAGCTGCTAACGGTATTTCTGTTGATGGCGCTGGTATCAACGTTGTTGGCGGTGATGGTCTTACAGCTAACGCGACTGGAGTTCATGTTGGTGCTGCTAACGGTATTAATGTCACTGCAGATGCAGTTGGCCTTACCACTGGTTCAACACTCACGGTCAACTCTGCTGGACTCCATGTTAATACTGCACTCTCGATTACAGATCTTTCTCTTTCCGGAAATCTGACTGTTCTCGGTACGCTTTCGACAATCGATACTACCAACCTGACAGTCCAAGATTCGCTGATCGAGCTTGCAAACGGAAACGCAACAACCGACATTCTTGATATCGGTCTTTATGGTCAATACGGTGCCACTGGAGCTAAATATACCGGTCTTTTCCGTGATGCTACAGATGGCGTTTATAAGCTCTTTGCTGGTTCTCAAACAGAACCTACAACAACTGTAGACACTGCAGCAGCCGGTTATACTACTGCTACATTACAAGCATTCCTAAACTCTGGTGGTTTGGTTTCGAACGCGACTAACGTTACTCTTACTGCGAACTCGACACTCGCGGTTGGTATCACAGCGAATACATTGAGTCTTTCGACTGCACTGCCTGGAACAAGCGGTGGTACTGGACTCGCGACTGTTACTGCAGAAGACATTTTAGTTGCTAACTCTTCGAACGGTTTTAGAAAATTAGCTGTTGGCTCTACTGGATTCGTGCTTCAGTCTAACGGTACAGCAGTTGTATACGCAACCCTCGACGGCGGGACATTCTAATTTATGGAAGCTGAATTTGTAAATGAGTACATCAATCGATTACTCGCGAGTGTACATGATCTTACAAGTAAGAACATCATGCTAGAAACAAGACTGGTCATGGCCGATAAAACCATGACCAGTCTTCAAGCAAAAATTGTTGATCTTGAAAAGCTTGGAAATAAAAATAAAAAAGCTGAAGATACTTCTGTATAAATAGAATATTAGGGGTTACATAACCGCTTCGTTGCTCTATATAGAGGTTGAGAATGGCAAATAAATTTCAATTTAAGCGCACGACAATTTCTGGTCGTACAGCTAATACTACTGACGTAGCAAATTCCGGCTTTATTGATAACGGTGAATTTGCAGTCAACCTAACTGACCGTAAAGTCTTCTCTTCAGATGCTGCGAATGCCATCTTTGAAGTTGGTTCAAATCTCTCTTCTCTCGCTGTCACTACGATCGTAGCCAACGGATCTTCTGGATCCAACGGCCAAGTTCTTTCATCGAATGGAACAGGAGTTTATTGGGGCTCAGGCGGTACGGCAAATGCTGCTACCATGAATACCTATACGTTTACTGTCACATCGAATACCACGGTGTTTACAGGATTAGACGACACATCAAACACATTCGTATATACTTTAGGGCTTGAAAGCGTCTTCATTAATGGTTCGCGTCAGATTGCGGCCGTTGACTATAACACGACAAATACCACGGTCTTAACGCTTACATCGAATGCGATTGCTGGTGATATTGTTCAAGTTACAACTTTAAATGGTGCTTCACTTACTCTCGGATCTCAAGGCGCTCAAGGTGCTCAAGGTGCAACCGGTGCACAAGGTGCTCAAGGCACAACGGGTGCTCAAGGCGCTCAAGGTGTTGCTGGCGCTCAAGGTGTTCAAGGCGCAACTGGCGCAACTGGTGCTCAAGGCACAACGGGTGATCAAGGTGCTCAAGGTGTTGCTGGCGCTCAAGGTGTTCAAGGCGCAACTGGCGCAACTGGTGCTCAAGGTGTTGCCGGCGCTCAAGGTGTTCAAGGCGCAACTGGCGCAACTGGTGCTCAAGGTGTTGCTGGACCTCAAGGTGTTACTGGTGCTCAAGGCGCTCAAGGTGCTCAAGGTGCCACCGGTGGAGGTGTAACCTCAGTCGCCACGGCTAATGGACTTTCTGGTGGAACGATTACAACTAGTGGTACAATTGGAGTAACTGCTGGGCCAACACTTACGGTCAATACGACTGGTATTCATGTGAATTCCACATTATCAATCGCCGATCTTACACTCTCGGGTAACCTGACAGTTTCCGGTACAAGAACTTACGTGAACACCACAACACTCGACGTTGGTGATAATATTGTTACGCTGAATGCAGATCTTGGAGCTAATCCTCCTACTGAGAATGCTGGCTTCGAGATCATGCGCGGGACGTCTGCCAACGTTCAGTTCGTCTGGGATGAAACAAATGATCGCTGGTCTACAAACAGTCAACCACTTGCTGTTTCGTCTCTTGTAGCCGCAGGTGCTGCATCTGGAATTACCACCCTTGCTGCCGGTAATACTACGATCACTGGTTTTGCCAACGTAACCTCGACGCTACAAGTAGCTGGTATTACTACTCTTAATGCCAACGTTGCAATGGCAAATAATGTGTTAAGTAATCCTAAGCTTGCTTCATACAAAGAAGCAGTTGTTGCCAATACTATAACAACAACTACTCACACTGTAGATTTATCACTATCCAACGTATTCGATTTGACATTGGCCAACGCGTCTATTACAATTACATTTTCAAATCCTCCTGCATCGGGCAATGCATACAGTTTCACACTTCATTGTAAACAAGACGCCACGGGATCGAGAATAATCACGTGGCCGGCTTCTGTTAAATATCCGAATGCTTCGACACCGACGATGTCAACTGGTGCAAATAAAATCGATGTCTTCAGTTTCTTTACCCTCGACGGAGGTACAACATATCTCGGTGCCTTATCTCTTGCAAATACAGGTTAATAAGAAGGTTATACGATGCCATTAAATGTATTTAGAGCTTCAGGTAAGGCTGCTCCAGCCACACAAGTATTCAATGCCCCCGCAACATTCGTCGTTCCTGCAGGCGTATATTCTATAGATATATCTGGTCGTGGCGGCAATGGAAACGCTGGTAATGCAGGCAATCCTGGTACTGCTGGCAATGCTGGTAATCCTGGAAATAATGGGGCCGCAGGAACTGGTGGTGCTGGTGGTACAGCTGGGACATCTGGCAATCCTGGCGCATCAGGAAATGCTGGCACAAACGGGGCCGGCGGAGCTGGCGGTGCTGGTGGTACAGCTGGAACATCTGGAAATCCCGGCGCATCAGGAAATGCTGGCACAAACGGTGCTGGCGGCCCAGGAGGAGCCGGAGGTGCTGCAGGGAATGCTGGGAATCCAGGTGCCACTGGCAATGCAGGTACGAATGGTGCTGGCGGAGCTGGCGGTGCTGGTGGTACTGCTGGAAATGCTGGAGCGACAGGAAACTCCGGCAATCCCGGTACTAATGGTGCCGGTGGTGCAGGCGGTGCTGCTGGTAATGCTGGGAATCCAGGTGCCACTGGCAATGCTGGTAACCCAGGAACAAATGGCGCCGGCGGTGCTGGCGGTGCTGCTGGTAATGCTGGGAATCCAGGTGCCACAGGAAACTCTGGTAATCCTGGTACCAATGGTGCCGGCGGTGCTGGCGGTGCAAGAGGAAATGCTGGGAATCCAGGTGCCACAGGAAACTCTGGAAATCCAGGAAATAATGGTGCCGGCGGTGCTGGTGGCACTGGCGGTAGCGCAGGTACGGGAGGAGGCGGCGGACAAGGTTCAGCCCGACCTTGCGGTGGCGGAGCCGGTAGCGGTGGTAGTCCGGGCGGTGGCTGCGGTTGTTTTGGCACCCCATTTGCGCCTTGTTCTGCCCCCGGCGGCGCCGGAGGCTCTCCTGGCGGAGGAAATGGTGGCTTTGGTGGAAGCGCAAATCTTGGGGGGTGCGTTTGCGGCGGCGGCGGTGGCGGCGGCGGAGGCGGCGGTAGCGGAGTGACTGGTAATTCAGGGAGTGCAGGTGGTGCGGGTGCCAATGGAAGTGCTGGAAATACTGGAGCCGCAGGATCAGGGGCAACTGCTGGAGCAGCAGGAAGTCCCGGTGGAGCTGGGGCCAATGGAAATGCTGGAAATACTGGAGCAGCAGGAACTGGAGCAAACGCTGGAGCAGCAGGAAGTCCTGGTGGAGCTGGTGCCAATGGTAATGCCGGCACAACAGGGGCGGCTGGAACTGGAGCAAACGCCGGAGCAGCAGGAAGTCCTGGCGGTGCCGGTGCTAATGGTAATGCCGGCACAACAGGGGCCGCAGGTACAGGGGCAACTGCTGGAGCAGCAGGAAATCCAGGTAATGCAGGCGCAGCAGGAAATACTGGAGCAAATGGTAATGCAGGAACAGGGGCAACCGCTGGATCTACTGGCAATCCAGGTAATGCCGGCGCAGCAGGAAATCCAGGTGCAAATGGTAATGCCGGCACTGGAGCTAATCCAGGGGCAGCAGGGAGCCCTGGAAATGCCGGAGCAGCAGGAAATACTGGAGCAAATGGTAATGCTGGCACTGGAGCTAATCCAGGAGCAGCAGGAAATCCAGGCGGTGCCGGAGCTGCTGGTAATGCTGGGACTGGCGCAGCAAACGGAAATCCGGGATCAAGTGGAAACCCAGGCAACGTTTCAACGTTTGGTTCCTTAGCTAATTTTCCAGGTGGAACCGGTGGTACTGGTGGGGCTGGAGGAAATGCTACAAACGGAGCAGCTGGCTCGGCCGGAACTTCTGGAAATCCAGGTGGATCAGGCAATCCCGGAAATAATGGGGCTGCAGGAACTGGCGGTGCTGGTGGTACAGCTGGGACATCTGGTGGTATTGGAGGAACAGGCAATCCCGGTAACAATGGAGCTGCTGGTACAGGCGGCGCCGGAGGATCGGCCGGTACTTCCGGAGGTATTGGAGGAACAGGCAATCCCGGTAATAATGGAGCTGCAGGAACTGGTGGTGCTGGTGGTACAGCTGGGACATCTGGTGGTATTGGAGGAACAGGCAATCCTGGCACCAATGGGGCTGGTGGTGCAGGAGGAGCTGGTGGTAATGCTGGTAATCCAGGAGCCACTGGTAATGCCGGCAATCCAGGAAATAACGGTGCTGGTGGTGCAGGCGGTGCTGCTGGTAATGCTGGTAATCCAGGAGCCACTGGCAATGCTGGTAATCCAGGAAATAACGGTGCTGGTGGTGCAGGCGGTGCAAGAGGAAATGCTGGGAATCCAGGAGCCACTGGCAATGCTGGTAACCCAGGAACAAATGGCGCCGGTGGTGCAGGAGGAGCTGGTGGTACGGCGGGTAACTCCGGATCTCCTGGCAACGCTGGTGTAGGCGGAGGCGGCGGAGGCGGCGGAGGCGGAGGCGGAGCATCGGGTTGGACTTTAAAGCAAGGTGGTAGCGGCGCCGGCAATGCTGGTACCGCGGGTAATTCAGGCAACATAAGTGGTGCTACTAACGGCAACGGCGGCGCAGGCGGCAATGGAGGACTTCTTTCGGGCGCTGCCGGTGGTTCAGGTAATGCAGGAACACCAGGCAGCGCAGGAAATACAGGAGCCGCAGGAACTGGAGCAAACGCTGGAGCAGCAGGAAGTCCTGGTAATGCAGGCGCCAATGGAAGTGCTGGAAATACTGGGGCCGCAGGAACTGGAGCAAACGCTGGAGCAGCAGGAAGTCCTGGTAATGCCGGCGCTGCAGGAAGCGCTGGTACAACAGGAGCGGCAGGAACTGGAGCAAATCCAGGAGCAGCAGGAAGTCCAGGCGGTGCAGGAGCCAACGGAAATGCTGGTACAACAGGAGCGGCAGGAACTGGAGCAAATCCAGGAGCAGCAGGAAGTCCTGGTAATGCCGGCGCTGCAGGAAATGCCGGAGCGACTGGCAATGCAGGAACTGGAGCTACAAATGGTGCAGCTGGAAATCCAGGAGGTGCAGGAGCAGCAGGAAATGCTGGAGCGACTGGCAATGCAGGAACTGGAGCTACAAATGGTGCGGCTGGAAACCCAGGCGGTGCCGGAGCTGCTGGTAATGCTGGCACAACAGGAGCAGCTGGAACTGGAGCTACAAATGGTGCGGCTGGAAATCCAGGAGGCGCAGGAGCAGCAGGAAATACTGGCACAGCAGGTAGTGCTGGAACTGGAGCGACCGCCGGAACAGCCGGCACATCAAATCCTGGAGCATCAGGAAACGCTGGTAATATTGGTACTACGACAAATTCAGTATCAGTAAAAGTATACCCATATCAAATAGTTTCTATAAATATTGGAACAGGCAGCGCTAATGGTACGATGAGTGTAACATTTTAGCACAAATAACAAAAAGGAAACAATACATGCTAGTAGGAATTAAAGACGTTTATCTTTATACTGGTTTGACTACGACAGGTGGCAACGACTCTGCTGCAGCCTATCAGTGGCTACAGGATAATAACATTGAGTTTACTCATTTATCATACAACGATAGTAGTCAATACGAATCTGTATTCAATGCTCTAAATACATGGGATATTGGAGAATTTACTGATTTTCCATTTGTCATCTACGATGAAAAACATGACGATTTTACCGCAGTCAAACAAGCATTGATTGGCTTAGATGCCATCACAGAGAGCAACTTAGTCGAACTAGCAGCCCTGTAATTTACATATATATAATAGAGTCATTCATTTGGAACATGTTAACATACAAAGAATGGCATTGGTAATGCGTTGCTATGACAAACTTCCACCACATCTCAGAATATGGATCTCAAGCTTACATTTTAGTTTGCATGATGATCATATTCTGAGAGGTGCGAGCGACGTCGAGCAATGTAAAAAATTTATTGAATCTGGTGGAATACACTATGAAAAACCTGGAAATGGACAAAATTGATGTTTTCGTTTTTTGAAAAGAATGAGCCTAAACTAGAATTTCTTTGCTATGATGATGATTTAGGAAATATACCAGAACCTTATCCTGCCCGCAAACTGATACCAGAATGGTATAAAGCTTTGCCAATGAAGAAGGATGTAGGCTTTGATCAATCTACTCTCAAAAGATGCCCACCTTTTCTTGATGCGATGATCACGGGTTGGATTATTCCACTCGTTGCTGATGTTGAAATCACTTCGAATGAAGATTGTTCGTTCATTGAATACAACAGCAAATATCCGAGAGCAATGATCGAGAATCATTTACAGTGGCAAGTAACATCTGACAAATGCCCCGCTCCACATTTACCAAAACCTCCAATTAAATTCATGAACTGGTGGGCAATCAACTGCCCGAAAGGATACTCACTGTTGTTTGTTCCACCATTAAATAGACCTGATCCAAGATTTACTTGTTTTTCGGGTATGGTAGACTGCGATGGTTATTTTGAGTTTATTAACTTTCCATTTGTTTGGAACGAACCCAATTTTAAAGGTATTCTACCTGCTGGTACACCGTTAATGCAGGTTATTCCAATTAAAAGAGATACTTTGTTTTCGAAAAATGTATGTAGAGCATTCAATGAAACTGAACTGAAAGCACTCAAAGGTACACGTAGAAAGCTTCAAAGTCATGAATCCCATTATCGAGATAATATTTGGGAGCGTAAATAATGGCAGTATATCAAATAGCTCCTTCTCCATCGTTAGGTATACCAGAAATTTCTTTTGCATCATGGCGTGATGGTTTTACTGAAGAAGAGATCGATAAAATAGTTAGTATTGGTGATAGTCTCACGATCAAATCTGCTAGTGTTGGACCTGATAGTAAAGTTGAAGAAGCAGTTAGATCATCTAAAATAGGTTGGATAAATCTTACGCCCGAGACTAATTTTATATATGATAGAATTGCTTTCATAGCAAGACAACTGAACGGTGAATTCTTCAATCTAGATATATGGGGATTTGTAGAGGACTTTCAGTATACTATATACGATGGAAAAGACGATCATTATACGTGGCATCTTGACAGAGGTGGAAATGCAACGAATGCGCCTCGCAAATTATCTCTTGTAATACAATTATCTGATCCTTCTGAATACGAGGGGGGAGATCTTGAGATATTTGATGCACCCGTGCCGACTCAAGTCACAAAACAAAAAGGTTTAGTAGTTGCATTCCCGTCCTTTATTTTACACAGAGTAACTCCTGTGACAAAAGGCATTCGTAAAACTCTAGTAGTATGGTTAGCTGGTCCTCAATTTAAGTGAGATAATATGACAAGAGAATGTGGAAGTTGCACGAAGTGCTGCGGTTGGTTAACTGGAGAAGCTCTTGGCCATCAATTTTGGCCAGGAAGGAAATGTCATTTTGTAACTACAAAAGGATGTTCGATACATGAACAACGACCTGAGAATCCGTGCAAATCGTTTAGCTGTGTATGGTTAGGAAATGAAAAGTTTCCACTCGGTCTTGATACTATTCCGATGTGGATGAAACCAGACGAATCAAACGTAATTATGGTTTGGAGACAACACGAAAATCCTGATCTTAGCTTTTTACAACTGCTTGAAGCAGGCGCTCCGCTAACAGCCGAAATACTTAGTTGGGCTATTCAGTATGGTTTGAACAACGGTTTAAATATATTTTATCAAGTCAACAGTGGTTGGAATAAGATTGGAAACCGACTGTTTTTAGATACAGTGATAGAGGCTGATCTTTCCCAATATACATAACATAAGGATTTTATTATGACAGACATACTTGATCAGTGGCAGTATTTTAGCTCACCTATCTATAGTATTATGAAGCCAGAACTTCTTGATTTCTCAAGAGCAGCATCAAATGCGGCGTTAAGGGCCGCGCGCAAAATAACAAAAATAAACGATGTATATCCAGTCGTGCAAGCAGATGTGTCTAACGAAGAAGATCTTCTTCCACTGATACAGTACACATTAAACACAGCATGGAATCTTTTGAGCGATCAAGGATACAACATGAATGGACTTTCGACTTATCTTACCGAATGTTGGAGTCAAGAACACCATAAGTATTCATCAATGGAGTATCATAATCACAGCGACTGTCAGTTAGTTGCTTTTTATTTTTTAGAGTGCCCGAAAGATCCTCCGCGAATGGTGATTCATGATCCGCGACCAATGAAACTTATGTTACCACTATACGAACATAATTCTTCTAACATTACCACAGCAACATCGTCTATTAATTTTACGCCAGTTCCTGGTCAACTAATGTTTGCAAATTCCTGGCTACCGCATAGCTTTACTCGTAACACATCAACCAAACCTTTCAAATTTATTCACATGAACATTGGTACACGTCCGTACATTGAACCTATAGTATATGATGCAACAGCAGAAATAATCTAATATGTCTGAGTTTATGATAAGATTCAATCAATCAAGAGGACAACCTAATCGCGGGACAGAAGATCATGTCTGGCGCGTTTTCGAAGATGGTAAAGAATATCTATGTAAAAATGTTATCATTAATGTTCCAAGCCGTGGGGCAAAGACAGGTCAAGATTGGAATATCTGTTGCGAAGGTACTATGAGCATATGTAAAGACACCTCTACAATTACTATTAACTAAATTATTATCGGTGAAATTATGAACTTAGAATTTTCAGAAATAAAACTTTATAACCCAGGAGTTCTTAAAACAAGAATTCCAGTTTCTATTTTTGCTGAGTTGACTTGTGACTTGCAAAAGCAAGTTGATAATAATCCGGAAAAATACAATACTAATTTAGCTGGGCAATTAGAAACAGAATTTCAGTATGTTATTAACGGGCAGTTTAGAGAATGCATAGAGCAAACGTTTCTTGAATATAGAAGAAAATTTAATTTTTATGAAAATCATAATTATGTCATTGATAATGATGCTTGGGTAAATTTTCAGAAGAAACACGAATATAATCCAATACATTTTCACCACAAAGCTATTTCATGGGTGATATGGATTGCAATTCCTTATGATTTAGAAGAGGAATTAAATATGCCAAATGTAAGAGAATCAAACTATAAAGTTGCATCAAAGTTTGAATTCATTTATAACTCATTAGACGGTGGAATTAGTACGACTCAATTAGATATTGATAAGACATGGGAAGGTTCTCTTATTATGTTTCCAAATTATCTTAAGCATCAGGTATATCCGTTTCAAACTTCAGACGAACATCGTATTTCTATTTCTGGTAATATAGACATTAGAAATTAATTGGGCGAAGTGGAGTTAAGACTACAATTGTCCCAGAAATTGATGAGTATGCTCTTGCGAGAGCCGCTTTTGATTTCATTGACCCAATGGTAGTATCGACTGCCTTCGAAGTATAAGACCGCACCTTCGGTAGGTTGAAAAGACTCGTGTGTATATTTTAACAATTCTTCTTTTAAAACTTCCGGAGGGCTCAGTTCTTTTTCATAGTCTAACCAACTTCTTTCAGAAATACAAAATTCTCCGCCTTCAAGATCGATTGCTTCTAAGTAACACGATATGGTAATTGGAGACATTAATTCTTCTGGTTTCAACTTTTCTCCAGCCTCAATTCTGTGCCGAAGCTTTTCATTAAAATCTACATGAGGCCACAAATCTCCAGAAGATTTATACGCCTGATACCAATATTCAATATGAGTTTTGTTACAATTAAACTGTTCTCTGTCGAGAAATTCAAGCACAGCTTCATCTGTTTTATTTGTAGGCGCATTACGATCAAAGTAATGCATGTTCGTATGCCTATTTAAACCTTCAAGAAAAGTTAAGCGAATATCTTCATCGAGAGTAGATCTACGAATAATCCTTGAGTTTCCATGGTACATTTTCAAATCTTTCAAAAATATATTTAGCAGCCTCTTTATTCTTTAAAGATTTACCAAAAGCCTTGACGAAACTGTTTGGCATTTTCTTATAGGAAGAAGCTCCTACTTTATTATCACATTCTGCTGGATGTCGAGAAATTTCTAACTCGTCACATATCTGATTGATATTGGTTTGAGTAAAAAAATCCTCATAAAAGAAGTAGAGCGGATTTGCGAACACACTGTCCAAAGCTTCGATAGTTTCTTTATATTTACATGATATGAAATTGCTCATGACAAATCGTGAAGCTAACGACCGATTTGGAATTTTACCTCCTCCAATCATATTCCAAGAAGACCAACTCCTCTGAATAGGATCTCTCATAATATAAACTGGTACTACTTCGATATCGTATTTTAGTAAACCGTTTTTAATAAGTCGAAAGATGTTCTCACTCGAGCCTTCATAATGTGTGAAGTCGCCTGTGACTTGATTTATATTTGAAACAGCCCGAAAAAAAGACTCTATGTCTTTTCTATATTCGCTTACATCTTCTAAGACAGGAACTAAATCGTCTCTCTGAATAATATTCAGTTCTTTTCCCATATCATAGAAATCTGGGTGTTCTTTAAAATACTCATATAACCAAGTAGTGCCAGATTTCTCGGCTCCTACATTCAATAAAAACTTCATAGATTTAATTGTATTAATATATTTCTAAAATTTGGCCCGTGCGTTGGAGAATCTACGTCTTCTAAAAGTTCATAGTTTGCTGCGTTTGCTCGCATACGCAAAGTTCTATGAAAGATTGAATTTGCAGGAATATTTCTATACAAATGTTTAGTTATACCAATTTCAATATTAAAATTATTTTTGGCTGTTACATTTTCTTGATTAAAAACGTAATTTCTAGAACCGTTTTCATCCGGAGCAGTGAGTGAATGTCTGCCATCTAATGTTCCATTTTCAAGGATAAACCCGCTTACAAATCCCATATCTTTTCCAGCTACAGTATCAAAAGCTCTTATCATAATATAAGTATCATTTGCGCCATGAGGATTTAATCCTGGCCACTCATTATTAATTCCGCTTTCAATTAATGTGCGCATGTTGG